GCCAGAACTCTTTACACAGCTTTGCGCGCTCGCGAGCAGCCTCATGCTCCATTCTGTGTAAAACCAAATCGCCGTTCGGGAAAGCTTCAGTGGCCATTGCTCTCAACTCGTTCTGAAAAACTTCTTCTTCGGCGATGTGCCTATTTAAATTTGGCTCCAACGACGAAAGCCTCTCAAGCTTGTCATGAACATCGGCCAGTTGCTGGATAATGGTGTTCAGCACTGCCAGGTGCTGGTCCCCTTGCCTGCGATCCTGATGAGTTGATTGAGTATTTCCGTTGGTCATTCCGTTCCTCATGCGGCCAGTCCAATCAGCGCTACTGCTTCGTCCATGGAAAGTGTTTCACACTTTCCATTATAGCGCGAAACTATTGATGGGCTTGGAAAAAGATTGGCTGAACTATCGGCCTCCCCACGGGCCGGAGTACGTCGAAATGGAACTGGGTGCCGTTTTTGTTCTTCAGCTTGTTCCATGGTGTTTACCTTTTGTTCTGCCCTCGACCAGTAGACGGGGTTGTCGGTTTGAGTTTCTGATTGAGCGTTGAGCCGCTATTGCTCGGTTGTGTGGTTGTCGATTCCGCACTAGCTGTCCTGAACATGGTCCCGGACAGGGGCTTCATTCCAACAGGTGCCAGTTTACCCGTAAGCTGCAAACATGCTTCGTCATCAGAAATCATTCCGAGACTGAGTTGTTCAAGCACAATCATTTGCTTTGTCTGCTTGAACGCCAACAGTTCATTGTCAGGCCTCAGATCAATCGGATCGAATTGGAAATCAACAACCACATCGAAGCCGAACAGCCTGGCTGACAAAGTAAACGCGCGGCTCCAGAATTCTTCAACAGGAGCCTTAACTGCACCAGCACAGGACTTCATAAACAACATGATTTCGCTAGAAGCAATGTTGCTGCTTCCGCTGGCAAAGCCCAGGACTGTGCCGTTCGTCTTGCTACCGGTACTAAGCCTGGCATTGGCCATGTCCTGGAGCACTTCGTACTCAGCAGAAAGCCCGGCATTACTCGCGTTTTCGACTTCAAATTCCAGCGAGTCCAGATAAACCAAGGCGTCTTGAGGAGTCAACGAATTGATTTTTTGCTCGATACCCGATGTAATTGCATTCAGTTCTGCGTTTGCTTTGTCGTTGTCAATCTGCGCCTCTGGGCTAAGAAACTTTCTAACCCTTTCTTCGTTGATTTTTACCTTTTGGCGCGGGTGAATGACTTTGCCCACGATTCTGGTGATGTCGTTTGAGAATTGCTCAGAATAAACAACGGGTTTGATTGCGCTTTCGATCGGGCTCGACGAATATGGCTCAAGCAGGTCTTGGTCTAACGACACATAAATGAATGTCGGGTAGTCCAGATTGATTTTCTCGCTTCCAATATACTGCCAAGGGACGAGAGTCTTGTCTGGGTCAGCCACAAACTTGATCTGGGTCGTGCTGATTGGCTGAATGCGTTTTGGGAGCCTGTCCTTGCCCAAGACCACTTCTCCGGCACAGCTCCCGTACTGCATGATTTCACGAGCCAACGACTCCGAGGTTGCTCTGATTGATTGCGGTCCAGTAAATCCGTCAGTGGCGTAGTCTGGAAGCAGGTCGAACCTGGCAATCAGTTGCTGCACAAGCAGGGTGGCATCCCTGTTAAATGTGTTGTCCGGGTTTTTTGCTACAGCTACGAACTTTTGCGGGATGCCGAGCCTGACATAAGCCCATACTGCTGCGGACAAGTCAGGCGAAGCCGCTACAAAGTTGCGAATGATTTCGTTTGTGTTCGCGCCGTAGCGTAGAGTCGTGGTGTCTGTACTGGCCAGCCTTCGATCTGTCTGCTGCAAAACAGATTTCGATGGCGTGGTCGTCCGCAAATAGCTTGGAAAGGTCAGCGACCCAGGCTTAACTCGCGGCAGAGCTACAGCCGGGAGCTGGGTCGCTCCAAAGAACTCCAACACCCCATCGATATCATCAAACATTCGCCAGCCCTGCCCAATAGCATTTTTCACGATTGTACGCTATGGAGCATGCGGCGAACAATAGCTCCAGCCTATTAAAATGGACATTGAGCACGGATTTCTTTTTGTCACTGTCGTTTTCTAGGTGTGCCGCATGACATTGGTTACAGGTTCGTCTTTTGTCAACTTAAATGTATTTAGCATTTGGAGTGTACCTCCCCCATCCCCGGTTGTTTGACCGATAATGAACTTAGCTAGGTACGCGAAACTAAGTGCGAACCAGAAGTGGTCATTTCCATCTTCAGATTTAAGCCACCTGAATTCGATCGTTTGCGTTTTCATGTTCCAGTCCTTGACTCTTCTCATGTCTGTGCAATGCGACACGAACTCTTCGTCGAGTTCTTCACCTTGAGTCAATACGGACATATCTCCAGAGCGAATATAAGACATCAAGGCATCGAATGTTCTATCTCTCGCGACATTTAGCTGTCTCTGGACCTGTTCCCCGATGTTGTCCTCGTCTTCTTTCTTGTGAATTGTATACAGCGCCGTCCCTTTTGACTGTGTGTATACGCAGGCCCATAGATTTCTATCAAGAGATTGCAGGGCCATCACCATGTCTGTATACGGCAACGAGTCTATTACGGCCGTTCTTACCCTAAAGATTACTCTCAGCGCCTTGTATCTTTCTTTCAAATTGCCAAGAGGTACGGCTTCTCTATGGACAACCTGCATTGAGCCGTCGTAAGAGCAGTTTGCAATCACAATGTGGCATGTCTTGCCCAGGTCCACGCCCATAACACAGAATCTCGAACCTTCAAGCTTGTTTTGGATGATGGTCCCTCTAACTTCATCCGGTGCCAACACGCTTTCTTTTGAGAAGAACGGCAGGCCTAGGTTGAAATTCACGAATTCTGCGATGTTTGTGTATACGGTCGACGACTGCACCAGATAGCCAGGCGTGATGATTGTTGGAGCATCGAACGGACTTACTTGAAACCCTTCCGCAACGTGGTTCTCGTCCGGGTTTTCAATCACCCACTCTCTATGGTCCACGCCCATGTCAGGTGCTTTGCCGCATTTAGGGCATTCAACATAAGCGTGCTGATAGTCTATTTTGTGGATGTTCTTCTTTGTTATCTCCATCAGGTCGCCGGTATAGCCCGGTATTTTCACATGATCGTAATAGCTAGGTATAAAGCTGTGCCCGCAATGGTCGCACTTTACGAAATTGAAGTGCCTTCTTGAGCGGATAAATTCGTAGTCAATGCCTTTACCTGGCAAAGTTGGGGTTGACAGCTTCATTTTCATTTTATGCTCAGAAGCCGTAAGTCTGGAATGGTACTGGCTAATGACCAGGCCGTCGCTAAAGTCCAGCTCATCATGCACCAAGAAGTCAGCCGGGATACTAATTGGTGCATTGCTCGAAGCAGCCCCTCTCAGGTAGAGAAAAGACCCGTTATTAAACTCTTTAACCTCCACGTTATCCGAACCGCCAATGGTTGAGTTTAAGAAAGGCGAATCTTTAATGACAGGATTCACCCTTGTTTTTGCAATAATCACTGCCAATGTCGCGGTCGGAAGCGTGTAAATGGTAGTGAAGTCTTTAAGCATCCCGCACAAGGCCAAGGCTTTTCTGACCGTCATTTCAGTCAAGCCGATTTGGCTGCACTTTCGCGTAACTACTTCCCTTGCGGAGCTGTCAAGAATCTTCTTTTGAAATTCACGCCCCTTGTAGCTATAAGGCCTGCCCCCGGACAGTGTGTTCTCAGAAATCCACCTTGATGTTTCGCTCAGGGCCGTTGCTTGAGAAGCACCTGCTTTAAGTCTTTGCAGGTGGTTCTTGAATGCTGTTTTTTGTACGCTCATGATTTGCCTTTAATTTTGGTTCGTGTTGCTTACGCTCACGCTCGCTCAAGCAAGCCCTACCTTTTTCGCTTGCATTTCGTACTCTTCAAAGAACTGGTCTTTTGTTGCCTGTGGAAGCGTCTTGATCACCTCAATTAGCGTGTTTTCCATCAGCTTCAGGGCTTCTTGTAATTTCAGGTCTTCTTGTAGTTTTACAAGCTGCCCTAGCGTACTGACCACTGAGTTTGCCACTTGGGCTTTTTGGTTCGACGGCACGTCATCATCATCCAGGGCGTCGTCCATGAGTCTCTTTGTCTTTCTATACTGCTGAAGCAACTCGTCTTCTAGGTTGAGTTCTTTCACATATTGCTCAGGCAGCATCTCTTCTAGCACAGCCTGTATTTTTCTCAGCTCTTTTTCTGACAAGGCGCTGAGTTGCGACCGTATCTGCTCCTCAGACATTGATGACATCTGATTTCTTACAGATTGACGGTTCGGTTGTTCAACCCTTGTTTTGCTTTGATCGCCTCGCAGGTGCGGGTTCTGCTTTTGTTTCAGTGCTTCCAATTTCGATTCATCAATCATTTTCCCACTCCTTGTTGATCACCCGAATTCCAGGCCCAAAGCTCGATTCTGGAACTATTTTTCTTGTCTTCAAGAAGCTCATCAGTTCAGGCCAGTCGTTTGACAGGTAGTATGGCCCAACAAGGTACAGTTCACAGCTTTTTTGATCTATGAGAGGCCACATGCTCCTTATTACTATTGCCGAATCTAGGAAGTTTCTGGCCTTGCATTGCACACCCGCGCGAGCG